CATTGCCTGTATATCTTACGAATGAGTTAGCCATTTATCTCCTTTTTTCCTATATCCTTCTAATATGGGTACTCTTTAGGGTCTTTCAGGCAATGTAGTATCACCTATCTTCCTAATTACGTTTTGAATACCCAAAGTATTCTGAAATATTAATAGTTGCATTAATTTATTGTATTGAGACTCTGAAAAATCATAGTCTTTATCCCATAGAGACTTCATTGAAGCCCCAATTCCTTTAAAACCTTTATTCCATAGCATATCATAAGTTGGATTACCTTCTATAATATTAGTTGCTAATCCTGTTGACCGATAGTGAAAGAAAGGGTCTCCCCCTAATAATTGTGTTCCACTATCTATGAATGCTGGAAGTATTGAAGCAAAGGCTGACCGTTGAAAGCCCATCTTTGCTAGACTCTTTATCAAATCTGCGTTAGTTTTACCGAATCTTTTTTCATAATATTCTTTTCTATCTCTTTTGCCCATTAAAAGCATTTGTGCTTGTATCTGAGCATATCCTGCCATACTCGCAAAGAACATTGAAGTCATAAATCCCATATAAGCCTGGAAGTCATTCATCTTAATTCCGTGCAATAAATGTTTTGTATAAGCAGTCATCATAAATCCTCTGAATTGATACATCATTTTTCCTAAAGTAGAGTCTACTCCAAGAACTCCTTTTCCAGGGATTCTATAAAACATTTCTCCAATATCATTTTCTTGGATAGTTCTTCTACCCCAACGATTTATAGATATAGCTAAAGCATTTGCTGCGTCCTGGTCGTCCCATCTATCTAAATTCATTTTTCTAATTTTTCGTTTAGTAAATGCACCGTCAAAAGTATCTGAATGTTCTTTAAGTTGTTGTAAAATTCTTTTGTGCATAGAATCAGAAATTCCTATATCTCTTAATCTTGCACTAGACATTACTTTCCCTTTACTAAAAGCTTCATCTAAATATCTTTGCATAATGCCTTTGATAGCTATTCTTTTCATAGCTTGGTTTACTAAGTGCATACCAGAAACATCTGCTGTAAATCTATTTGCGTAATCTAATCCTCTTTCAAGTTTTTGATATTTTGTTTTTATAGCTGCCATTCGAGAGCCAAATTCATCTGTTTGGTTAGCTACTTGTTGAATTAATCTTTCACTCCCAAAGCCACCAAATAATACTTCAGCTTCTCTAATAAATTCATCATCTACATCACCATTTTTTAAACGCTTCATCATACGTCTAAGTTCAGGTATATGTCTTATACTTTGCCTTAAACCTACATTAGCAACTAAAACTCCAATTTCAGCTATCTGAGCAAAACCTACTTGCCCCATAATTCTAGAAAAATTCCACTTACGCATAATTCTTCCAAAAACTCCAAAGCCTTTATCATATCCTTCTTCTAAAGGTTTCCCTACTAGCCAATCATAGCCACTTTGTAATGCCCCTTTTTCATTTAATCTTGCACTTTCATTATATAAATCTGGTGTTTCTCTTTTAATCTTATCCCATTCCTTATCAATGTTTCTCATCATTGTGTCCCAATCAGATACAGACCTAAAACCTCTTTGTGCTAAAGCAATTTGTCCAGTCATAGTATTAGCATAATTTAGAAATAAAAGTTCTGAATCATTTTCAAGAAAATCTGAAACAGACATTTTACTGTCTGAAAAAGTTTCATCTAATTTAACTCTTCTACTTCTAAAGAATTTATTTGTGCCACCTTTTGCACCTGTTGGAAATAAAGAACCAATAATTTGATTTATTTTTGTAGGTTCTAAATCTGTTGATTCTCTTAAAATTCTATCAAGGTCTGCTGCTTTCGCATTAAAGATATTACTTATATTTATAGTTGAATTAGGTTTTCCATATCTTACTACATCTAAAATATATTCAGCAATTTTTTGATTTTCTTTTGCGTTGACACCACCTCTCATAGCCCTAACTAAGAAATTAACCACTTCTTTATGTCCAAATTTTTCAACAAGTTCACTTAATTTTCTAGCTGACCAAACACGACTTATATATTTAAAACTTTCTTCAATATTTTCAGCACCCCTTACTCCTGAAGCTTTTGCCATTTGTAAAAGGTCTCTATATTGTTGTCTTTGAGCATTTGCCATTTTTTGAACAGCAGGACTCTCAATTTTTTCTCCTCTAATTGCCCTAGTAACTAATTCATTAAATTCGCCTCTTTTAGTATTTCCGTATATATTAAAACCTTTTAATTTATTTTCTTTAAGCCAAGCGTCATGTTGAACTACTCTCGCTTTATAGAATTGTGTTCTTATTTTATTAAGTTCAAAGGTTTTGTGTTGAGACATAGTTTTTGCTCTGACCCAATCTTTACCTTTTCTACCGATACTTTCGTATAAAATATTAGAAATACCTCTTGTTATTTTACTGATAGACATATCTGTTACTGAAGCTCTATCAAATCTAAACCATTTCCAATATTTATCTCCTTTGCCAAATGCTGAAGTACCTTTTTCTGTTGCGTCTTCTAAATGTTTAGCCATGTGTTTCATATAAAGATAACTCATAGCGTCCATTTCATCAGCACCTTCGTGGGCTACCCCATTCGCTTTTATTGATTCTTCTATATTACATTCTGCCATTTTTAATTCCTTTATTTACACTTAATTACTTTACCATCTTTAGTAACAATATATTCATCTTTACCATCAGGCATTTTAATTTCAGTATTTCCATCTGCTCTTCCAGTTGTTCTTTCAATAATAGTTTTTTCGTATTTCAGAGCCACTTCATCATAATCATCTTGAGCAGTTGTTTTAACTTTCTTATATTTTTTATTTCCTTTTTCAGTAAGGCTTAAACCAGAATTATCTATTAATTCTTTTTCTTTTGCGTTTTTTAAATCATCTACAGCTTTATTAAGTGCCGCTTCATTTTCATCTATTTTAGTTTTTCTAAATCCCCTTATACTTCCACCTAAAACAAATCCAGCCGCAGTTGCTATTAAAACATCATCTAAATCTAGAGTAGGATTCTGTGTTACTAAAATCCCTTCTATAGCTGCATTGACTGTTGCCGCAGCAAAACCCCCTCTAATAATTCTTTGAAGACGACTTGCTTTATTCATAATAATAGCTGGAGCCATAAGTCCGTCTGTTGCAATTGCCGCAGCGATTGCTGTAGGGTCTAAAATGGCTGCAAGAAGTCTTGCTACAATTCCTGTTACCACTCCGTGTGACATTAATATCTTTTCTTTTTCCTGAACATGAAGATATTTATTAACTAAAATTTTCATTTCAGGCAAAGTCTTTCCTGACTCTATAATTTCAGCATGAAACTCAGGATTAACACCTTTTAATAATTCACTTGTTTGTTCTTTGTTAGGAACAAAATCACTTATTGTCCACTCGTGGTTAGGATTTAAGTCTTCTCTATCCATGTGTTTCAAAAGCCAAGAAGAAACCCATTCCATATCTTTTGCTGCACCAGCAATATCCCATAGACTAGTTTCTTTTTCTAATTCTTTTTGATAATCTTCATTTGCTTTATCAATATTAAATTGGTCTACCTTAGATACAAACGGAACATCAGGTAATGGTTCTAGAAAAGTAGGATTTTTATGTCCTTCTAAAGGGTCATATTCTTGTAATTCTAAATTCTGCTTTTCTATTTCTGTTCGTATCTCATCTTCATTAGCGATTCTAAAAGTTTCTTTTGAATTTCTAAAAAGTTCTTCATTCTCAGCTTTATCTTCTTGTTCTTCTAAATATTCATTTTCAATCTGTTCTAATTCAGTTTTACCTTCAACTTTATATTTTTCATTAATACCTTGTAAGTCTGAAATAAAATTTGTTAAGAAATTTCCAGCTTGGTCTATATCTGTTGATTGAACTCCTGTAACTTCTGAAACAGAATCAACTGAATCTCTAACATTTTTAATTGCGTCTTGTGCTTCTGTACTTAAAATCCCTGTTGATGTCCCTGCTTCAATGCTTTTTTTTAGCGAAGGAAATAAATAATTAGCTTCACTAATTCTACGTTTAGTATAACGGTCTCCAAACTTTAATAAATTTTTATAAGCTGAAACCCAATCGCCACTAGTTGCTTGTTTCCAAAAGTTAGGTGTTCTACTTTCTAAATCACCATATTGGAAAGCAATTGAAGTTAAAACAGTAGCTTGTTCTGTAGGTAAATCATCAAAAGAAGTTCCTGTAGAATTTTGCCATTTAGTTTTAAGTTTAGCTAATTCTGTGCTTTTAGCGAACTCATTTATTATTTTAGCCTGGGCATCATTTACATTTAAATTTCCAGCAATTTCTTCTGCTTGTACACCTGTAAATCCTAAGAAAGGCTTTAATAGTTCTATAATTTCTTTAGGCAATCCTGTTAAATCATTTTCATTTCT